TTTTTGTCCATCTCAACGCTGCGGAAAGAGATTTCAGACAAAAGCTGATTGATGATCTTTAATTTTGATGTTCCGATGTCCCAATCGTCGCGGGTAGTCTGCAATGTGGCCGTACTGTCGTCAGCAATTACCATTGTTATTCCGCAGGAAATCAGTAGGCTTGTAATCTGATCAAGATACTTTGTCCCTGCGGCCAATGACAGGCGTGATGTAATGCAATCGTTCTTTGCTAAAATGGATTTGTCATACCCGGTTACTTTGTAGAGCGTTGCACCATCGGTGTCCTTTTCGACCGATTGCGGAATGTATACGCCTAAAGATTGCGGATCGCCGTTTTCGATCAGCCACAATTTGTAATAGTGTTTTGACCAATCCATAATCTCCGCAGTCTGTTTACCCATCTTCCAGATATACCCTGTTGTTTCCAGCGTAGATGTGTATTTAATGACCGATTCTGTTGAATTGATTTCAGACGCCATTGATACGGATGGATTTGTGCATTGCAGTTCCCCATATTTTATATCGCCGATCATAACGTCGCACCGATAGCCTAACAGGCGCGACCCATTGCGGTAATCAGTCGTAGTCTATCACCTCGCTTACGTCGGTTTCTTCAATGGTAAAGCTGATAATAATTGCATCTTTGCTTGGCGTCTTTTTGATGCTTGCAAATGTGCCTACTGCCTTGTATCCTCTGTAGTCACGGAAAATTACCGTTTCGCCTGCCAAAAATAGTTGATAGAGCGTATCGTAGTCGGTCATATTTAATAGAGTGTAAGTAAAACTCCATGCGGAATCATGGTGCTCGGTAACGTCGTGACAGGGCAATGTGCGTCCGGCAAAATAATGCGTTGAGATAACCTTTGAGAGAGAGTTCTCAAGCTTTGGTGCGCTTCCTTCGTTGAATTTGAGCACCAATACGCTTTCAGGGGATGAAAACTCCGCAATGCAGGCATAAGAAATCAGCGGCGAAGCTGTGACGGAATTGGTATCGTGATAGTTCCCGTCGCTTGAAACTATTCTGGCTTTATATTCATGGCTTCCAGAAACGGTATAATCCGTATAACTTGTTCCGGTAATTTTTGCTATCGGTTCGCCATCGCGTAAAATGTATCTTGTGCCGGCTGTGCTATAGGGCTGATGCGCCGCATACGGTTCACCGACGTAGACTTCTCCGACGTAATCCGCTCCAGTTGGCTCCGGTAATGAGATATCAAGCCTTATCCCTCCCGAAACAGGTGTTGCAGAAAGTACATCGTCACCCGGCTGAGCGTTGTTTGAAATATTAACAGATTGCAATGCGCAATCGCTCCAAATGCCTAACCCGTTTTGGATTTTCAGACAAACTGTGTAACTGCCATCATCAAGATAACGGTCTATTTCGCAAGATTTCGCCACGCCGTATACTGTGCCTGAATCCCATATTGTGGTTGTGCCTTGACTGACAATAAATTGATATGCTTGCTGCCCCGTAGACTGCCAGAGAGCTGTTAATCTAGGGACTCCGGTAATCCCGTATAAAATAGGCGTAACAGGTTTGGCTTGAATGACGTTTGCTGCGGACGTACCCCAATCTCCGACTACATCATCTGTATTGTAAGTGCGCACTTGCCAATACATTGTACCCGCCGCAAAAAAGTTAGCTGCCAATGTATAAGACTGTGCCGACGAATAAGTATGTACCGCTATATTTGTCCAGCTTCCGGCCTGCTTATATTGGAGATCGAAAGCGTGCTGTGCGGAGCCTGTCGTTACATTGTGCTGCCATTGTAATGTAATTGCGTCAGACCCAATAAGGTATTTTGACTGCGGATAAATAATTGTCGGAATGCCCGGCGTTGCATCGTGCGTTGTAAAGCTTGACCATTCGGAATATCCCGTTTCTCCATCGTCTGTAGTCAGCTTTGCACTCCATTGATAATTCTTTCCAGATGCTAAAGTGTTCGCAGGAACAGTCCATTCAACATAATTTCTGTTCTTTAGACTGATTGATACGGAAGCGGTATGATCAGTTACCGTACCCGTTGCGGTATCCTTAACTTCATAAGTTATTGTTTGTACGGTCGGGAAATCAATCGAATCAAAAACATCAAATGATATAGAAAAGTTGTTTGCGATTGATGGTTTGACATACGCGCCTGAAATCGGGAAGCGGTTAACTAATGTTGGATTCCAGTCCGTTAGCTCAAAAACCATATAGATGCTTGACTGACCGGGTGAAGTTTGAGAAGCGTCATAATTCAGATTCTTTTTGTCACTCGTTTTTGCTCTATTTGCAAGTCTGTAGCCTATTGGGAGCTGTTCAAACATGCCTTTAGACAATGCTACTCCGGAATAACCTTTATATCCGCTGTGGTAATATGCAAGCGGTATTGATATGGTTCCGATTGAGTAAGACGCAGCAGATACATATTTTAAAAATACCGTATCGCTTTGTGGAGCGGAATTCCATGTTACAGTGTTTTCATTAAATTCTGTTCTTAGCGCGTCGATGGTTCCACCTACGTTATATTCAGACTCTGATGAACCTTTCGCTGCTGTTACTGAAATTAGCTTTAAATATACTCCGGTTATAACTTTTTTTTTGTAACTTGCCAACTCGGAATTATCAAATTTTATAAGACTATTATATATATGTGTTAAATATGTTGTATCTACCACTATAACTGAGCGACTAGATATTCCACTATAATCTGGATAATCCGATTCTATTTTTACACCTGTGTATGATCCATACGTGCTACTATAAACTGTACTCGGACAGCTAATAACATAATCAGCCATCTTATCACCCTTTCTGCACCATTGTCTGGGCGTATTTTTTGGCGTATTTCAATACGTCGTTCCACTCTTTTACATTGTGGGCATCAATGACAATGCTGCCTTTGTTGAAAACATACATGTCCCCCGCCGACGATCCGTTCGGGTATACCTTTGAACCCCTCGGAAGATCAACGACTTCCGGCCCGTTTTCGCCGACAAGTGCGCTGCCGCCCGGATGATAATTTGTTCCTGTAGCATATCTGGGTATGCTTATATAGCTGATCTGTGGGATATCGGGTATGCTGATCCCAAACGTTCCCCCACCCATCCAGCTAGGCATAGAGACTTTAATCCTGTCAAGCAGATTTATAATTAAGTTAAGCCCGGAAGTAAGGCCGTTGATAGTGCCGATTATCATGTTTGGCAAAATAACGATCATGTCAGAGATAAAATTAACTACTTCTTTAAACGCATATTTTAATGCGTCCATATCTTCATTCCAGCCTGATATAAACTGCCCACTTACCCAGTTTCCGAACCCTTGAAACGCGCTTTTAACTCTATCCCATCCGCTCGATAAATCTGCCGTTACTTCGTCCCAATGCGTAGCTAATTCATACCCTATTACAGCAAGGCCGCCGATTGCTACCACAATAAGGCCAATTTCTGGCAATAGAGCCGTAAGTCCTGCGCTTGCTATCCCTGCTCCTTCCGCCACCGCAGTTCCTGCCGCTACCGATGCTTCTGCTGCTACTGATGCCCCTGCTGCTACTGATGTTCCAGCCGCTGCCGCCACAATTGGTATTAACTGAGCTTGAATTATAAGTGGAGATATAGCACCTACTACAAGTCCGATAATAGCGATTGCCGCGGTTCCTTCAACTATTGCTGTAAGTGTAGACGTTGGTATTTGATTAATTGCTTCGGTTATTTTGGTTAATAGCGGCAATAAAATTTCGGCTAATTGGATTTTGACTGCTAACCATTGCTGATTTATTTCGTCTACATTATCTTGAAGCTTATTGAATGAATCAAGCATTGCAGGTGTTTGGACCGCGCCAACCTCGTGAGCCTTTTCTGCATATTCTTTCAGCGTTTTGCTTCCAGCTTCAATCATAGGATTTAGTTCTCTTGCTGATTTCCCGAAAATTGTCATGGAAAGTGAATCACGCTCTGTTTCGTTTTTGACCTTGCCAAGTGCATCTATAGTTTTTAAAAATGTAGTATTGGCATCGCGGAGTTTCCCATGCGAATCGGTCGTGCTGATACCTAATTCTTTAAATGCCTTTGCCTGGTTACTTGTTTTCGTTTTTGATTGTTCCATATTCTTAATTAGCTTTGTAAGTGCTCCACTTACAGTTTCGGTTGACACATCAAGTTGGTCAGATGCATAGTTCAATTCTTGAATTGTATCGGTAGACATTCCCGTGGTTTTTGAGAGCGTATTAATATCATCGGCTGATTTGGCTGTATTCAACGTCAGCTTCCCAAGCCCAACCGTAACCCCGGCCAACGTGCCTACAAGGGCGGCTGCGCTCGCATTTACTCCGTCCAGTTTGTTTACCATGTTCTGCATTGCGGGCGGTACGTTAATCCCTGCCGCGCTTGCAAGGCCATTTACTGCGTCCGCTACAGATTTGCTCCCTGTCTGCGCCTTTACAAGAGCCTTTTGATTGTTTTCAAGCTCCTGATTCATCTTGATTACGCTTGCTTTGGCGTTATTCAACTGGGTTTCATAGTTGGTTTCGCTTTTCCCGGTATTGGTATAGGCTTTTTCGGCTTGACTTAGCTCTTTTTCAAGGGATTGCACAGCAAGAGCCTGCTCTTTCAGCTGCGCTTTTGTTGTGTCGGATGATGTTCCCATTTCAGCCATTTTTGTTTTTGCGTCAGCAAGCTTTGCCTTTAAACTGTCGATTTGCTGCCCTGCTGCCGTATGCGCTGCTGCGGCGTTTTGGATCACGGTTTTCAGAGCATTTATTTTTTCGTTCTGCTCTGAAATTGTGCTTACAAGCACTTTATCCTTTGCGTTCAAAGCATCGACTGATTTTTCATTGCTGCTGTACTGTGCCGTGGCAAGCGCCATTTCGGACGAGCTTACTTTCAGCGAGTTGTTTATATCGGCAAGCGCTCGTTTCATGTCGCTTTCGCCGGTAACTTTAAACCCAAGAGAGATTGTATTTGACCCTGCCATACCGCGCCCCCTTAAAAATGAATATAAGAAAAGCACCCTCCTGAGAGGATGCTCATTTTTTCTTTTTAAATATTTTGCATTTCCGTTGTGCCTGTGGCGTTCGGTATCGTAGTTGGCGACGGAAGACCGCTGTCATAATCGGTTCCCTTATTCCAAGATGTGAATGCCATAAACAGGCAAAATGCTGCGATTATAATAAGAGCGATTAAAACAATATGTCCACACTTTATCTGTCTATCCAGCTTTTTGATCTGCTCTTTCCTTGCTTTTGTACTCATATTTTCACCTTCAATGGCTTGCAATTATGACTATAGTTAAGACTATTATGGCCAAAATGAACATGATTAAAAAGGCATTGCCAACAGCACTAAACCAACTTTTCCAGCCTAGTTTTTTAAGCTCTTTTTGAGTGATTATTTTTCTTTTCATTCTGTCCTCCGCTATTTGCTCGGATTCAAGTGTACCGTTACGCCTGTAACCGTAATCGTTGTTCCGTTCTCCAAAAGCACGCCCTTGAATTCTTTTATATATTCATCGTCAGCTTTGGTTCCCATGATTGCGTTAATTCCTCTGTCAGTGTTGCTGGAATAGACGTTCCCAGAGCCCTCTGCGGCCTTTACGTCATAGGTTCCGGCGTCGAAATCCGTTCCGGCGGTATAATTTCCGGGCGTAAGTGTCACGGACGTTTTAGCCGGGTTGTCGCGCTTTCCCATTCCAATAACATTTGCCGCATCTGATTCTATTTTTACAGTCACATTCAAGACAGATAATATCTCTCCGGCCGGTAGTTCAGCATTGTCAAATGTTTTTGTGCTGCCTTTGTCTGTCCCCATTATTTCATTTAGGCCACCCTTAAACGCATTTGTGCTGTAAACATTTCCATTCCCTTTTATGGCTTCAATCGTATAAGTACCCGCAGGAATGTCCATGCCTGAAACATAGTGACCGCTTGATAGCCTAATGCTATAATGCCTAAGTTTCACGGGCGCGCTGCTCTCTTCGCGGCTTGATTCCATCCCTTCTCTACTGGTATATTTGCACCCCACAAATGCCGTTAAAAGTGCAGAAACAATAATTGCCACAATGCAAATTCTGATTAATTTATTTTTCATAATCATTCCCCCTGCCACATTATACCATATTTTGGTGTTGCGTCAAGAGAAGCAAGCGGCGGGTTTCTACCGCTTATTCTTCTTGTGCTTGATTGTAGCAGGCGAAAAATTCATCAAGCTGTGCAAAAATGTCTTTCATTTGAGTTAGCCCGAGTTCCTTTTGGGAGTAATGCAAAAATCGTTTCCCATACAGGGAAAGCCGAGCAAAATTTATTTTGCGGTCGTTGCTGCCTGCGTCAAGTTCTGTTTCATCTTCCCAGCCGCCGCAGTCGCCGCTTTCACGTTTTTTTCGTCACCCATGCTCGCCTTAAAAGCCTTCATTATTGCTTCAATTGTTTCCTGCGGGAATGTAGGCAGCCACATACCAACATAAAATTCTGGAATTTCAGGGTCGGAAGTTCCGCTTTCATAGTTTTTCTTGCGGATTGCTTCATTGATTACAGATGATGCAATCCATTTCAGATCTTTTAAGGTTTTCATTTTGTCCGGCAAAGCCGCGACATCTCCGTACTTTTCTTGAAAATCGGAGAGCACATTGTAATCAAAAAAGATGGGATATTCTTTTCCATCATTTAGCTTGATTTTTTCCATTTATTTTTCCTCGCTTTCAAGTGCTTCTGAAATCTTAGTCATGTACTCTTTGCGGATATTTTCTGGGATTCGCTCATCGCTGGCGTATGTTTTCATGATTTCAAGTGCGGTTTTAAATTTGCATAGGTCAAGGAGCTTAATTCCCATTTCGATAGGTGG